TCAACTCGTGTTTGAACGTATTTTTGTACATTTGTATCAATAGGATTGAAGGCTCCTGAACTATCAAGAAAGACGTTATTGGGTATAGCATCAGGTACGAAAGCATTAAGAGGTGTGGTTGTTGGTCGTTTTGCAAGAATAGCTGTTGGTTTAAAGAAACCTATCTCTCTACTTGGTGTTTTAATTTTTCTGATAGCTTGTGTAGCTGCTTGAAAAGTCCTAGTGTCTTGTGTTTTATCGATTCTTTGTTGAGTTTGTTGTGCTTCTAACTCTTCAGGTGTCATTGGGGTTGGTTTGTAATCTCTCTTTGACATTATATTGCGCTCGCTACTTTACCGATTTTTCTATCGATACTTTCTAAAGTTCTTAGTTCTTCATCTCTACCGACTCCTGCTGGAGCGGCGGCTGTGTTGTTTCTCACAAGTCTTGATAATTGTTCCACATTCACACCAACACTATCAGCAAGAGCTTGTCTCTGTATAACGTTTAATCTGTTAAACTCAGCTTCACCTCCAACTTGTTTCAATATCTCTCTCATCACACCTTCTTGGTCACCTGTTATGGCTAACTGACGAGCTTTATCAAGATTTATTTGTCTTCCTAGTAATAATGAGGCTTGTAATTGATTCTCTATACTTGATTCAAAGTTCAACAATGACTCTGAAATACTCTCAACAGCACCTAACTCTAATCCCAACTTTCTAGCTGCTATACTAGCATTTAAAATATTCATACCACCATCTTTAGCAAACTTGGCAAAAAACTGAGCGTTATCAGCTAAGTCTTGCATCACGAGAGCTGGAGCTACACCTGCTTGACCTGCTAAAGCAGCATTCGTTCGTAATTGATTAAGTAATGCATCTCTACTTTGAGATGAAACTGACTCCATTATTGATAATGTTTTAGTCATCTGAGAAGCTGTTAAACCAGTAGCTGCTGCTGTTCTAGCAAAATTCAAACTAAGATTAATTGATTCCTGTACACTAGCTCCTAAATCTTGTCTTATTGAGGCTTGAGCTTGAGATATATCCTCTACGGTGAGTCCGTATCCTTTAGCTATCTGACCTAAAACTTTGTTCTGTACCGTTATAGATGCAGCTTGTTCCGCTGAAACACCTAATTCTTTTCTTGTATCAGTAATAGCTGCCTGAATTTTAAAAAACGCTTTTCCTAAAGCTATTGCGGCTGCTACTGCTCCCCCTAGAGGTCCTAAAAATGCTCCGAAAGATTTAGCTGATGTTACAGCACTATTAGCCATACTCACCATACCAGGTGCTATCTCATTTATAGCAGATGCTTTCTCTTGCGATAACTTAGCTGATTTAGCAAATGCTTTTACTTCTTTCTCACTTAACTTACTATTACCATCTAATTCGTCTTTAATCTCACCAAGTAACTTTTTTTGCAGAGAGTATTCACCTGTCAATGCAGACAATAAAGGTCCTTGTGATTTAATAGTTTCACTTAAACCTTTTGCTAAATCTTGTGCATCAGATAAGTTCTGAGTAATATATCTACCAGTTTTGTCGTCTCTAGCGGGCATTTATTTTCCTATGAATTACATCCAATCAGGTAATTCACCTCGATTGATTGCTTTAATATCAGCTCTTGATAGTTTTGCTTTTGGTTGTTTACGTATTTTGTTTTTGAGATATGTGTCAAGTTCATTACGTGATTTTTCTAAATCTTTTGTTAATTTAGAAAATTTAGGGTCTTTTTCAGCTAGTTTATTAATAGCTCGTGAAGCACCACCACGACCTACGGCTCTAAATATAGCACTCACAAAATCACCGAGTAAATTTTCAGTTATTGTGTATTTAGGCATTGATGAATCTCCAATTAAATTAAGTATTATAACTCAATAATAAATATCAAATATATAAAAAATTACTTTTGTAAGTGGGGAGCTGTTTTATTGAGTTGTTTTTGTAACTCTTCTGATTCTTTTTTATAGTGGGTCTGTAATCTCTTCAGATAGAATGTTCTGAGATATATGGGTAGGTCATACACTTCTTTAAAAGTGAATCCACCTTTTGAATGTAGTATTAATTGAAATATTTCTTCGTGTATTTGAAGTTTATATTCCGGCTGAAGGCCAAAAAAATCGTACGGTTACAGGAACCGTAATCACCTGTTCCTTTCCATTTGAATCTGTTATTGTGGTACTCATATCCATATCGGGTGTGATTGAGGATAAGTATTTTCTAAATTCAAATGAATCGACTGATAAAAACTCATTTTCAACAAAATTATTTATATAAGAGGGTTCTGATTTACCATCTACTGAAGTAATCATATACTTTAATCGTGTTGTTAATTCAAATCCTTGTTCCTTAGATATTTTCTCAAGAGCCTTTATCTCTTTATCAATTTCATTTTCGTCAGCTCCTGTTAATAGTTTGAACGTAATATCTCTTTCAGAATTAGGTAATTTATATTCGAACTGATTCTTTCCATGAGGAAACTTTGAAAAATCAATATCAACAGGTTCTAATGAAGTTAAATCACAAGATTGTTCTTCACCATCATACGTGAATTGATAATTCTTTCCGTATCCCAATACACGAGCTGCTACCATTATAGCATTCTTATCACCTATTAATAAATCTTCGATTTTGATTGATTTATCAACTATCAATGATTGTAATAATTTTTCAATCACGACACCTTTTTGTATCAAATTCTGAGATGTAAGTATATCTTCTTCTTTAGCCGTCATATACTTTATCTCTACTTTACCACTTGATAGAGGATGTCCTTGAACGTAAAAATGTCCTTTAGAGGGCAAATCAACGATTTCCGTTGGAAACTTGTATTCTGCCATTATTTTTCCTTATATGAATAATTTATAATAACCAATTATAATTATAACCTTTGGATTTCAAATTACAATTTATTTTTTTGGTGCTATTTTTTCCTTGATAGGTTTCAAAAGCATATCAAAAACAATATCATCGTATTTTGTTGGGGTAAGTTTTACAATCTTCTCTACTGCGTAAAGAACTACTAAAACGTATTCCCAATTTGCTGCTATCCATTCACTCATTTTATACTCCTATTAGAATTGTAGTATTGCGTAATCGTATTTAAGTGTTAATGTAATTTCTGCTGGGTCGCTTGTAGCGTAATCCAAATCACCGAAATTAGCATTCTCAATATATGTTCCTTTTAATGTCCATTCCTCAACTTTATCACCTACTGGACCTAATAAGTTAAAAGTAACATCTCTTTTATAAAAATCTGAATAACCATCACGACCTGTTACAGATTCGTGTGATGTTCGTATCCATTCCATAACAGATTGAGCTGCTGAAGGTACAACTGGGTCGTACAACATAATATCGATAGGTTGCCAAGCTCCCTTACCTTTTATGTATCGTTTTACATTGATGTGGTCTAATACAATTTCTTCAAACTGAATCTGTGGTCTGTTAGCCGCTTTAATTAAATAAGCTGGTACACCTTCAATATACATAATAAACCGATTTTTAGTTTTCGGTTCAAATGGTGTAAACATAATTTCTGAAGGGTCTAATGTAGCCATTCCTAAATCTCCTAAAAAAGTCCTTTATTTTCACTCATAAATAAATATCAAAAGGTCAAATTTTAAGTAAAAAACAAAAAACCCCAACCGAAATTGGGGTTTTCCATTATACATTACATTGTTTTTATAAGTCAAACTTACTCAGGGAATGTAGCTCCTGTTGGTTGAACAACAAAGTCTAATACGATAAACTCTGCAGTTCTTGTAGGTTGAATAAATATTTGACCTACTAACTGATTTCTATCAACAACATCTGCTGTATTGTTAGTGTCATCCATCACTACTCTGAAAGCACTTAAACCACTATTTTGTTGTACTTGTTCGAGATAAGGATTAACAATATTCAAGAATCTGTTACGTGTGGCTGAAGTATTCTGTTCAAATACTAAGAATTGTGAAGCACTTGCAATAAACTTTCTAAGTGCAATCAACAATCTACGAACGTTGATTCTATCTAATGCTGATGGTTTGGATTGAAGTGTCTTTTGACCAAACACAACTACACCTTGATTCGGGAAAGATGCTATAGGATTAATTCTACCCTCATACAATCTATCTCTTTCTGCATGTGTAAGTCTTGTCTTGGCTTCAGTTACACCTAAACCTGCTAGACCTCCTCTGTTGAGTCCTGCTGGAGCAAACCATTCGTGTGAAACACTATCATTAAATGCTAACACTCCTGGAATCACAACTGAAGGTGGTACATATACAGGAACTTGAGTTCGACTATCAACAAGTTTAACCCAAGGATAATATGTAGCTACGTAGTTTGTATCAAGAGTATTGACAGCGTCAACCACGGTATTAATACTATCATCAATATCAGAACTATCCATTATAAATAAAGCATCTGCTCTTGCCTCTACTTTACTGATAGCGTGATTAGTAACGTTAGAGTGTAATCTATGAATAACACCTGGTGTTACCAATAAGTTAATATCAAACTCATCTGGATTACTTACAGCGTTGATAGCTCGTTTATAGGCTAATGTTCCACTTGCCTCTGCTGAGGACATATCGAATCCTTGTGAGTTAGTATTAGCTATATCTGTGCCTGTAAGTGAAGGTGTAGCTGGATTCATTCCATCAAATCCCCACTGGAAAGGAACAGCAAACTTTTTCTGTTCTATAGCTGAGTTTGTTAATGTGATTATTTGTGAAGCACTAGCGTAAGTCTCACCTGCTCCTACTAATTTTGAAGCATCAGAGTTACCTACAGCGTGTGTGTTTAAATTAAATGCCACATTGTCATTACCTCCTCCTGCTGAACCATTAGGAATCGGAGCTAGTAACATTCTAGTTCCTTCTTTAGAAAAATCGAATCCAAAGAATACATTCTCATCATATACATTACTATCATTTAATTGAGCTTCAACAAATGATGCCGTTGGAATAGTAGAACCACTAGCAGAACCTGTAGCTGTTGTACTAATGATAGGATTATATATAGATTCAAATCCAAATGGTAACATTGTTTCTGGTAATTTAAATGTTGTACCTTCTACCATATCAACATAATCACCTACTCTAATGTATAAACTCTTATTTGGATAATCACCATAATAATCAAGTTTACCATTTGAGTCGATTGTTACGTGTCTATCACCGATTCTCTTTGCAAAGAAATCTGGATTCAATGGGTCAAATGACAATCCATCAAATTGTTCGAGTATTTCTCCGTCATTAGCTCCTCCTGGATTCAATCTAACAACTTGAAGTGAAAACGTACCAAAGTTCTGGTCAGAAACGGTTGATGCTTTAACATTTAATATATGTATTCTATATTGTGTGTTAGCAGCTGTACCGTGAGAACGTGTATATACTCTAAATAGATTATTAACATTAGCAGCACCATGTAAAACGTGAGCAGCTCCATCGATAGGTTGTGATTGAATATAAGGTGTACGTGCTACATTGTAATCTTTGTTACCACTCCACGTTGAAGCATTACCTTTTGCATCATATCCTGTGGAACCTCCTGCAAAATCAAGACCCGTTGAGTTATGTTTACCCCTCACCTCTGATGTTGGGTCTGTACCAAAATGTCTATGAGATTGGTCTGAAAAATGTTTATAAACATAAACCGAAGATGTTGAACCTTGTGATTTTGTTGATGTAGGTTCAGTATTGATTACTTTATCAATATAAACACTACTTCCTGTATCGAATGAAGCACTATAAGTTTCACTAGCACTTATCCTAATAGCAAAGGCTTCCCAAGTTCCAACAATATTTGCTGATGATAAATCAGTTGTTCCACTGCCTCCATAAGAGGGAGCTAATACAGCTAATGATTTTGATGTATTGCTTCTTATTGCTATTGCCTCAAGTGTGTGTGCTTGATATCCTCCGATACCTAAGACTCTAACAACGGTTACAACACCTGCACTTTGTAGGTATTGTTCAACGGTGTATGGTGTGTAAAATCTGTCATCAATTTTTCCAAATAGTTCCTCAAATTCCTGAAAACTGGTGATTTGAGTAGGGGTGAAAGCTGGACCTAGTTGTGTAGGACCGATTATAGCGGCTCCTATTTCACCTATTGACTGAGGAAGAAATGATAAATCTCTTTCACGAGTAAATACACCTGGCGAGACGATTCTTTCTGCCATTGTGTTTCTCCTAATTAATTTTTTTGTTCAAAGCTTTGAATATAATTATTCTCATATAAATATAACGTAAGTTATCCAAATACAATAATTTACAAACTTTTTTTAAGAATTTGGTGTAAATACACCAGTTTCAGGGTCAAGTTGTCCGTTTCCATACTTTTCACTAAGAGAAGCCACTAATGTAGCCTCCTCAGCCTGTATTTCAGCGTACGTTTTTGTAAGACCTTGTTCTGTTTCAATCAACTTATTAAGTTGTTGATTCAAAAGTAATCTCTGAACTGAGACTTGACCAAACTTTACTTGAGACTCTTGATACTTTGTCTGTAAGTCTTGTAAAGACTGAAGTTCTTCTGTTGTGAATTTAATCGATTCAGGCATTTTTATCTCCTATTGTTAATTACCAAACACTCCAACCACCATCAATAACTATGTTTTGTCCTGTTATATATGATGATGCTTCTGACGAGAGAAACACAGCAGCTCCTGCTACTTCATCTGGTTGTCCTACTCGTTTCATTGGAGTTCTTTTACTTAAATCTATTATGTATCCGGGTCTCTCAGGTACACCTTTTGTCTTTTTAGGGAAATTACCTGGACTAATCGTGTTAACTCGTATTCCTTTTGACCCGTATTCTGTAGCTAACCTCTTTGTCATTTGTAGAATACCTCCTTTAGCTACTGAGTAATATATACTACTACTTTTTACTTCTTGATATAAACTTTGGTCGTGTCCTAATAAACCGTAAATCGAAGATATATTAATAATCGAACCAGTTCCTTGTCTCAACATTTGAGGTAAAACAGCTTGAGTACAGAAAAAGTTATGTGATAGTATATTATCAATACCTTTGTCCCATTCATCTTTTGTAATATCTTCAATCGGTTTTCTATCTTCGTTGAAAGCATTATTAATCAATATATCAATAGTATTTTCATTTTTTAATATATCGTTGATTCTTTTTTTAACTTGTTTAGAATCTGTAACATCACATCTTATAAATATTAAACTACCATCAAAGTCAATTTGTTTAAGACCAGTTCTAGCCATAACAAATACTTTAGCACCGAATGAAGCAAGAGCCTTCGACATCGAAAGACCTAAGTGACCATAACCTCCTGTGATTATAGCTACTTTGTCTTTTAAATTGAATAAGTTTTTATATTGTTGTTGTTTTACCATCATAACAACTTTTTCTTTCTACTATCATTACTGGTCCCTTAGCCATTTGTGCTTTCTTATAATCTCTTATTACTTCATCAGGAGTCATAGGTTCAAATATGGGAAAATCAACCATCTCTCTAAATACTTTGGTGAAGTCTTGTGAATGAGTAGGACCAGAATAGAAAGGTCCTCCATCTGCTACAACCGTTCTCAGTATAACAGGAGCTTTAAATTCACCGTGTGATAATCTTTCTACGTGATTAATATGATTTCCGATAGCGTCAGCTCCTACTAACATAAAGTCGTGTCTTTCATAATAAACAACTGGTTTGATACCCTCAAAAGACATTCCTAAAGCTAAACTTCCCATAAGATTTTCAACTACCGGAGTCTCAAGTTTCTTTTCTTCAGGTACACCTTGTAATGTTCCCATAGCATTTCCAAATTCACCTCCAACATTATAACCAATAAACATTGTATTGTCTTTTCCTAATTCTGTCATAGCTTGAGTTACAGCTTCTTTATAGGACATATCTCCTATTTCAATATCATTAAAATCTGGAAATGTTTCTTGAGGTAATTTAGGAAAATATTCTTCATCTGTCTTTAATATTTTTTTAGTTTCAGATAAATCACAAAAGTCTTTTGTTCGAGCGTGAGGAAAAGGTAGTTCATAGTTGTATCTGTAAACACAAGTATTAGGCCACTCTTGTAAATCACTTGTACCCCATCTTGTCTTTTTATTAGCTATGATAGATTTATCGTTGTCCTCTATAATAAATTTACAAGGTAAATTCCAACCATCTACGTATCTAACAGCCTCAGCAAAGTTCCCTGTATCTTCTGCTCCATCACCTACAAAACACCATACAAATTGGTCTGAATTTTTTTGTTTCAGAGCCCAAGCTATTCCTACTGCTATACCTGGAATACCTCCTACAATAGCTGAACTAAAAAAGTTTCTTTCTCTATCATACATAAACATACTTCTACCATCGAGTATTCTCTGTTCAACTTTATCCTGAGGTAAACCATGTAACAAGGCGTGATAATGATTTCTGTGTGTGGCTAAAACATAATCACCCTTTTCAACGTGTTGAAATATTTCTAACAACTCTATTTCATTTCCTCCACTCAAGTGAAACAAAAATGGTAGTTTATTATTGTTGTAGTGATTGATAATTTTTGATTCGAAATCAATTAATTGTTGTTTGTTCATATTATCTCCAAGTGGGTCCGATTACCCAACCGACAAGAGCGTATCGTGTACCTCGAGTAATTGGAGTTACAGCATGTCTCATAAACGAAGGAAATGTAAATAACGTTCCTTGTTGTCTTATTGTAAGTGCTGGAGGAGGACCTGATTGTTCACAATCTGTTCCACTAAGCACTAAATCACAACCATCGTAATCATCTGAATCAGATAATTGAACTGAAAAAGAAATTTTTCTATGATGGTTTTCGTCTACACCATCAATTTGTTTCTCACTTGTCCCCATCCAAATTGTATCTTGATGTTCTCGATAATAACCCCCTTCGGTACCATTATATTGCATAAACTGCATATAACCAAGACCCGTTATTTTGATATCACCGAACCAATGTGAATTAGCTCCTTGAATAGCGGACATACACTTACCAAAGAGTTCAGGCATTTCATCTAAAAATATATCTACAAGTTTTACTTTTCTAAAATGTTCATCTACCTTACCATCTTTACCAATTCCACCTTTAATAAAACCATCTTTTAAACCTTTATTAAGACACTTTAGAGTAATAATCTTACATTCTTCTGGTGTAAAATAATTTTCAAAAAATGACCACATACTTTTCATAATTTACCTACATTTCTATTATACATCTACCTGATAGTCCTTTACCTGAACGAACCACATCAAGAGCTTCATTTACCCCGTATAAATCAAAACGATTTGTTATTAATTTATCAAGATTTAATTTACCTCTCTTGTATAGATTTAAATATCTATTTATATCAATCGAGGGATTAGTTTTACCTCCATCACTATCCATCAGTATTTTTCCCTTAAAATGTTGTAATACAGAATGAAGAGTCAAATCTTCATTAAGTTTTGGTTGTCCTACCATAATTGTTTTTCCTCCCCCTTTTGTCATATTACAAGCCTTCTCAATCAACTCTGTATGACCTGTAGTATCAATAAATACATCAACCCCAGAACTACCTACTATATTTTTTATAGAATCACGAACATCCTCTTGACTTGTGTTGATTGTATGAGTGGCTCCAAATTCTTTAGCTAATTCTAGTTTATGGTCGTGAATATCTATAGCTATAATAGGATTACCTGACACGAGAGAAGCCCCTTGTACTATATTCAACCCAACACCCCCAGAACCAAATATTGCTACTGATTGACCTATTTTTAATTTTGCCTCATTATTAATAATACCTAGACCCGTAGTTACACTACAACCCATAAGTGCTGCAATATCATAAGGAATATCATCATCTATTTTAGTAATTCTATTTTCAGAAACAATAGCCTCTTCATTAAAAGTTGTAACTAATCCTCCCCCTACAATTTTACGACTACTTTCAGAAACATATCTTGGAAACTCAGATTCTATTCCGTCTCCCTTTCTCCAGTGCATTACAACTCTATCACCAGGACTTACCGTTGTTACTCCTTCACCTACTTGTAAAACTTTTGCTCCCCCCTCGTGTCCTAACAAACAAGGTAAAAATTCTTTTTTAATCTTTACACCTGATATATGACCTAACTGAGCTCCACATATACCACTACTACGAACTTCAACTAATACTTGTCCACATTTAAGTTGGTCTTTTAAATATAGTTTTTCAACAACTAAGGGTTCATTAAAATTATATATTACAGCTGCTTTCATTTACTTGTTACTACCTCAACTCCATGTTTTTGAATAACTTCAGCTGAACATTCCTGAGCAAACTTGATTGAAGTGTCTAAATCATTATTTTTTAAACGTGATATAGTAAACGCAGCTAAAAACGTGTCTCCTGCTCCCGACACATCTCTCACTTCTACTTTGTTGGTAACAGGATATTCTTTATTTCTAAAAGTACAACCTTTATCACCCAATGTAACGATTAACTTATTATCAATACCAGGATAGTTTGAATAATACAAATCCTCTAGTAAATGTTTTGTTTTTTGATATTCATATTCGTTTAACTTTATGTAATCAGCTCCTAAACACCATTGACCTAATAACTTATTTGATTGTAAAAATGTTGGTGTATCTGTTTTAAGTATTAATTCTAAATCTTCTTCACTTAAAAAACCTTTGTCATAATCTGAAATTATTATACCGTCGTAACCCTCAAGTCTTTTTTCATCGTGTTTATACTTATCATCAACGTAATCGTGATTATCAACCCTTATAATCATTTGATGTGTTCGAGCATCAACATATCTGATTTTTTCAATAGTGTTATCATTTGTTATGATATCACATTCATAACCTAGTGATTGTACGTTAGCTGCTACATTTCCTGTCATACCCATATTTGATTTTTCTTTGACGGGTTGAAAGACAGGAACTGGAGCTTCAGGACACATTCTATCACATAATCCGTATATATATTTGTCTTTACAACTATCACCTATAACCAAGATTTTCATTTTAAATATTCCTTGTAATCTTTTATTCCTGATTCTAAATTATATTCAGGTTCCCAACCTGGCATCCATTTACTTTTATCAGATTTAGTATGATATTGATACCAATTAGGTATTTCATACTCTTGTTTATATTCGTAAGGTATTTCCATTAAATCTAAAACGTCTTCAAACAATCTTGCTTCACCACTTCCTACCTCATAAACACCAGACTCTATATTATTAAATAGTGGATAAATTGTCGCGGATACAATATCTTTTACGTAAACAAAATCTCTTTTTGGTTTTTGAGGAAATAACATAAATGAACCATTCTGATATGATTGGTAAGCAACAGATGCCATTTTTCCTTTTCTCTCTTCACCAGGTCCATAAACATTAAAATATCGTAAAGCTACAAAATCAAAATTTAAAGCTAATCCATATTGTTCAGCTAATAATTTTGACCAACCATATATATTAGATGGTGTACCATCTGTTCCAGTATTAGCTGCTGATGAACTATAAATAACTTTTTTATTGTATTTTTTAGCTAAATCAAATAAATTTTTACTAAAAATATAATTATATTTTAACATTTCATTGGAGTCTTGTAAAGTAGTATCTGAAATAGCTCCTATGTGTAAAATAACATCAGTATTTTGAACATAAAAATCTAATTGGTTCTTCCAACTTGGTCTATCTATTAAATCACTATCAATCAACTGACACTCGTGGTCATCAATCAATTTTTTCATAACATTACGACCTATGAATCCGTTCCAACCAGTAATAATTATTTTCATTATGGCTCCCTCTCTGTATCAAAAAAGAAAACTTGAGTTAATCTTCCTGTTTCTAACGTACTACCAAAATAATCTAAACTTTTATGATAAAGTTTACCATTATATAGTACTAATTTGTTAAATTCATTTGAAACTTTAGATACTAATTCCCATCTAAAATATTCTTGGCCTTGTAAATCTATTTCTTCGTTCATTTTATGGTCATCAGATAATTGTGTAAGTCCTGACTCTATATGTTTATAGAAACCTGTACCTGCTGACGGAGGAGCGTCAGGAGTCAAGTAACATATACCAGCCCACGTGTTATTGGTATCAGCGTGTATCCAGGATTTCTCCCAAGCATATGTTATTTGAAATGACCCATTGACGCCCTCTGAAAAATTAGTGATTTTTCCAACATAAGGATAAAGTATTTGTTCTATGGTATTTTTTATAGAATTATTTAAATAAGGTTCAGTTCTTACTCCAGGATAGTTTCCTTGTTTTTCAAAAGAACTACTAAGAGCATCTTTTCTGACCTCATAGGGATTATTATAAAAATTATTAATTGTTAAAAGTTCTAAATTCATATAATTCTCCAGTCTGACAACCCCAATATATCTCTCGCTATTTCTTCACTTGTTTGATTATGATAATTTCTTTGATTTTTATATGAGGCAAACAAATTAGTTGGAGCAAGTCTAAAAGCTGTATTATCAGGAAAATTTTCCTCCTCATAAACATCATAATGCCAAGCCCGTCCTGCTAAAACTGCTCCCCATTCTTCGAAATCATAACGACCAATTTCATAACTAGCATAATAATTTTGACCTGTATTCACATTTATATTTGATGTTATGACATACGGGACACTACCATCTTTATACTTTTCACGAACCGAACTTAAACTAGAACATATTGTTAAATCACAATCGTGTTTTTTTTGAAACTCTAAAGCTACCTGAGCCCAAATTTCTCCTTCTTCTTCATCGTTTGTATCTAACAGGATTAGAACTGGTTTTCCTTTTAAATTAAGTTGATGAGTATAAATTGTAGTGAAACCGTAATCTGGTACATATTCTTTCACCTTAATCAACCAAGGCACATAAAACTTTACAAAACTCGTTAATTCATAACAATCTCCCTCGGGAGTAGAAGGCATGACGAAAGAATGTAACCAATGTGCCTGGCCATTTTTCATCACATAGTATTGTGCTAAATATGACTTTCTAATTTTAAATTCTTTGTGTTTTTTAGTCATACTTGATTCACCCCAAATTTTCACGATACCTCCATCAGTAAAGTTGATATCAATTTTCGGAGGTACACTTTTTAAAAAACCCTCGTCTAAACGTTTAATATTATGACTCATTTTTCCAACCTATTATTTTATCAATTTCTGTTTGTGTGTAACCTGTTCCTAAAAACACGTCTTGAAATCTTTGAGTTTTCCATTCACCAAGTTCAACAGCTTTCTTTAAAGACGCTCCTAAAGCTAAACCTGCATCTGTCATAGCAGGATATACATACATCTCGTCTACCCAATCAATCTCATTTAATCGTTGATTAAGTTTTACATTCGAGAAAACACCACCTGCTGCTGTTACTTTTGTAAATTCAGGATATTTTTTATGAATATCATTTAAATACTCAACCATCTTGTTCTCTAAAAAAAGTTGTACATTGTAAGCTAAATTGGCTGCTTTTTCATCATCATCACGAGTGTATTTAGAAGGAATTCGTTTTATATCTTCTAAGTAATCAAAGACTAGACTTATACCAAAATCTGAAGTAGCTACTCCTGCAGGCGTAAATGTCATCGAATGTGAATCGTATTGACATAGATGTTCCAAAGCTTTATAAATTTTATCATCATATTTTCCGTGTCCTGCTAATCCTGTAACTTTACCTTCGTCTTTATGGATTCTCCATCCCAACCATCTTGTTGTGAAGGCATACATACAAGGAATCGTTGCACTTGTACTAAAACCCATAGTTTGTAAATGGTTCATTTCATTATTTTCAGCTAAATACAATTTTCCATACGAACTCTCGAATCCATATAAATGACCAAGACCACCTCCATCATAGGATAAAACTATTGTTGGTTCATTAAAACCTGAAGTGTAGTAGGCTCCATAGCAGTGAGCATCGTGATGATTAACAAGATATATTTTTTCTTTAGGTATTTTATGTTTTACATTCCAAAATTCTGAAAGTGCACTTACAGGAGTAGCAGTACAAACCCAATCTACTTGATTTAGTTTAATATTAAACTTCTCTTCAATTCTTTGTATAGATAAGTCAGGTAAGGCATCTAAATCATTACAAACCTTAATTCGTTTAGGTCTTTCCTCTTGAATAGCACTTAATATTTTTCCGTCTCTGACAAAAACAGCTCCTGCATCGTGGCTAGTAGGGCCTCCATATATTCCAAATAAACTACTCATAAAACAAACTCCAACCTGATAATCCTAATATATCTTTAGCTATGTCTTTACTATTCATTTTAGTCCAATCTCGAGGATTGTTACAAGAAAAAGATAAGTTTGTTTCAACAAATCTTTTACCTGGTGGATTTTCTGTAGGATACGGGTTAGGTATTTCTACTTGTTCTTCATCTTGAAGGTATTTAAATGTATGTAGAGATTCATCATCTGGGTCAAATTTCCCTATGTCATAAGTTGAATAAACATCAAACATCTTTTCACCCCAATCCATAAATGAGATACCGAAAGTTTTTTGAGCTTTAATCTGTAAATCTTTATTTGATACTGAAAAATGTAAATGACAATAATGAATTTTTTTATATTTGAAAGCAACTTCAATCCAATCACACATTTCTTCCCAATCGTCTGTATGTAAATTTATTTGTACGTGTTTATTATAATCATTATATTGATGATAACTGATTAAACGAAATCCGTGGTCCTTATCCCATATACTTGTGGACATTACCCAATCGACATAAAAATTAAACATTTGACTACCGAACCAACAAGGAGGTGTAAGATTTTTTGACATAACCATATTTATTTGTTCTCTTTTTGTATCAACGATACCTAAATCCCATTTTAACCAATTTTCATAAGATGGAGTTTCATCAAAATAGTTGATTCTTATAATTGGATTAGGATTAAAAGAGTGTTCTGTTGCTATGTATCTAGGTAAAATATTATTCAACATAATAAATAAAATCCTCCATAACTAAATAATCTACAACTCCATCTACTAAGTGTTTGATAGCCTGGTCAGGTCCGTCTATTATAGGTTCTCCATGTACGTTGAATGATGTATTAAGAAGAACAGGTATATTTGAAAGTTTTTCATATTCAACAAGTACTTCGTAAAAAGGATTGTAATCAAATACCAATTGAGGTCTAGCACTCTTATCAACTTTATGAACAACAGCAGGTATTTTATCTATCCATTCTTCTCTTGTATCGTAACACATTGTCATAAATTCAGCTGTGTAATGTGATTTATTATTAGTGACAAATATTTCATTTGCTTTTTCTCCTAGAACTATCGGAGCAAAAGGCATTACTTCATTTCTTCCTAATCTCTTATTTAATTTTTCGTGAGTTTCGGCATCTGTCGGTCTTACTAATACACTTCTCGCTCCTAATGCTCTAGGACCAAATTCAAATCTTCCTTTGAACCAACCGATAATGTTCCCATCATTGAGATAATTAGCAACTGATTTCATATCAGCCTTGACTCGTTTAATTTTTTTATTATCCATTGTAACTCCTTGTATTATATTATCAATATAATCTTGACTAAATTTACTACCATAAAATAGATGTTTAAATCTTTTAGGTTTCCATTCTCCTAATTCAACTGCTTTAGCTAAAACACTTCCTAAAGCGTTACCTGCATCATTCATAGCAGGATATATATAAGTCTCGTCAATCCAATCTAATTCATTTACTCTTTGATTCAATTTAACATTAGCAAAAACACCTCCTGCTAAAGCTACTTTTTTATATTCAGGATATAACTCATTCATGTGATTTAAATATTCAATAAATTTATTTTCTAAAAAATATTGCATATTAAATGCTAAATCAGCTCTTGACTTTTCATCATCTAAGTTTAAAACTTTGTTAAAAATAAGACTATTTAAAACATGATTTATTCCTGTAGCACTCTCAGCCTGTCCATTAGGTACAAACTTTTTGACACTTTTATCATACCAACAAATCGTTTCAAATGACTTATATATTTCTTCGTTATACTCTCCGTGTCCTGCTAGACCTGTAACTTTACCTTCATCTTTATGAACTATCCAACCTAAATATCTAGTAACAGCAGCATACATACAAGGGATACTTGCTGTATAACCCATCGGAAAAGAATTTATCAATGACATTTTACCATTTTCTGCTAAGTATGTTCTACCAAAAGTAGTCTTATAACCTTTTGATTTTGAAAGACCTCCAGCATCATAAGAAGCTACAAGTGTTTTTTCATTGAAACCTGATGTATAATAAGCTCCATAACAATGTGACTCATGATGATTGACAATAAATATTTTCTCTTTAGGTACAGAATGTTCATATAAGAATTTTGAATCTATTCCCATCGGACTTGCTGTACAAATCCAATCAGCATCTTTTAATTTAATACCAAATTCTTTTTCGATTCTATGTAAACTTAATATAGGACTTGCATATTGGTCTTTATAAACTTTAACTCGTCTCGGTCTTTCTTCTTGAATGACTGATTTAATTTTTCCGTCAACCATGTAAACAGAACAAGCATCGTGAGCACAAGACCCTCCGTAAATTCCTATGATTTTACTCATGACATTCCTTCATCTTGTATTGCTTGCATATCAGTACAAAGTTTACATATAAAATCAGGAGGACTACTAATGTAACCATGTCCCATGTACATAAATTCTTTATACTCTTCACTATCAAATAACTCTGATATTGTTTGAGTCGATAAGTTACCTAAAATATTTCTTTTCTGCCAATCATTACAACAAACCGTTACACTTCCATCATATAGAACATGCAGACCTTTACCATCAAAGAATCTAGCACAAGTAAACTCATTATCAGGTCCTATCTCTCTTACTTGTTTATTACCTCTCCACTCATCAAACAGTCTTAAATCACCAGCTCTATTTTGAAATAACATAGTGTTCCAACTATATTGACCGTAACCATCGAATAAACTTGATAAATGTTTTCGATAGTCTTCAGGTTCATAAAACCATAAATCAATATTTTCTTTAGTGTAGGAAACATCTTCATCCATACTGAATACAGAACTACCATGAGGGTCAGCTCCGTGATATCCCATTATATCAATAGGAATAATATTATCTCTTTTGTTATTGTATTCGAGAAGAGACTGAATATTTTTTACTACATCTTCATATTGATGTCTACTACCCATGATTTCTTCCCATGATTCTTTATCAGTGCCTCCGAAATGTACAAGTATACCATAATGTATTCGACCGTCATTGAAATCTTCATATTTTAACATTAAATCAATCAGTTGTTTAGAACGTTCAGGAGTCAATAGATTAGCATTCGTAGGAAAATTAATTCTAGTATTAGGTAGTTGTTGATAAAAGTACTCCATTCTTTCTATAAACTTTGGGTCAGCTGTCGGTTCATTTCCGTTTTGATAACTATAATGACCTCCGAATCCAGGGTAAGTATTTTTAATATCTAAAACTATTTTTTCGTAAAGTTCATCCTTCATATATCCAGGGTTCATTGTTGTCCATGCATAAGGATAAGGACAATACACACAATTCGAAGTACATACTGAGGTTGTCATGATTGAAACGTATTTTAAAGGTTCTAATTCTAGTTTTGAATTTTTTATAAAATTTTTCATAGCGTTATTAGCTTTATTTTTTTTCAAAACAGAATCAATACGTTTTTGTAGATTCATATCATTTTTTCTAGTGTCTTTCAAATTAGACCCTCCCATAAATTATTCTCATCCATATACTCTTTAACTTTATTTATTACCATCTTAGGTGTAATAGTTGTACTACATTCAAATTCTCTTTCAGTATTAAAATGTCGAGGACAAAACATCCACAAATCTCTTTTAAAAGGATACTCTAAACAACAATCAGTACAAATATTTTCATTGTATTGATGATTTTTAGACCTCGAAACAATTTTATCAGCAGGTATCAGTAGTTCAGGAGGTTGAAGATTTACAATACTAATAGTAGGTGTTCCAATCATCCAAGATAACCAACTCATACCTGAATTAAGTCCTATAAAAAAATCAGCATGTTTTAAATCACTTATTCTACTTTCAAGATTATATTGTCTTCCGGTCTTATCTATCACACCGTCAAAGTTATGTTCGTTCCACATAATTCTTTTATCCCACTCTCCTCCTCCATAACCATATTCATCATCTCGATTTAAAACGAGTACTTTGTAACCAATTGAATTAAGATAATAAATTAACAATTGCCAACCTAATCCGTAATCTTTTGTTTTTCCTCTTTCATAACCATAGTTCCAAAATTTAGCTTGAGCAGTTGACATTGTATTAATACATACATATCTCTCTTGAATATTTCTTTTGTATGTTTCAAGATTTATAATCGGTTTTTCAATTTCAAAATCTATTCCAAGAATATTAGTTGTAGTTTGACCTAAAGGTACGGTTTGATAATTAACTGGACTATGATTAAAATTAAAAGTTTTATCGTTTCTTCTTTCTTCAGTTTGACTATCGTGACTCAAACCTTCCCACGACAACACATATTTTATATGTGCTACACTACTAAGTGAATTAGTAGTAAACTCTATTTCGGGATAATTATCTTTCCAAAGTTTCGAGTAATCTCCTGTAGTCCAACATATAACTTTACACTTATTGATTTTTCTAAATCGTTCTATCTGAGGAAACCAAGCTATATTATCACCTAAAGAACTAGAGTCTAATACAACTAATACAGTTTTATCTTTTAAATCTAATCTATAATCAAATACCAATTCTTCAGAACTATTATCAATAATTTCAACTTTCCAAGGTGTGTACCAAGTTCTTTCAGTCGACACATAATGACCAGGAGTAATTTTAGTTTTATATTTTAGACTATCATCTTTTGTATCAGTCACAATTATATCATAAGTATCATGTTCACTATTTACGTAAGGTTTTATTCTAACTTTGAAACCATCTTTATAATTTTTATGTGTGATTTTTTGTAAATGTTTACCATCACATTGTATTAAATCTCGTATTTGTTTTTTTCTATCTACATTGTAATCTATACTAGATAAAATATCGTATGCTTTTTTAGCACAAACTTTCCAATCAAATTGTTCTCGTATTGTTTTTGATTCTTTTTTTGCCTTTGATAAAAAACTTTCATAATTTGATTTAACAAGTCTCATCTTAATAGATAAATCATTAAAATCAGGTTCGTAATAATTTCCGTTTCCTGTATCAGCTAATTTCTCACCCAATACTTTTACAGGAATACCTTTATCTTTTGCAAATTCAAGTTGACCACTACAATCTGAATATATAGAAGGTATACCACATGCCATAGCTTCGATTAAAGGTAGATTCCAACCCTCACTTCTCGAACACGAGAGAAAAACATTACTGGTTTGTAACTTATTAATATAATCTTTTATATCTAAATGAGAATATGTTTTAATTCTAAAATCTTCTATGTTTAATTGTTTTAAAATATCTGTAGTAAATGTATTATTGTCATTAAAAGTATTATCTGTCAATAATATTAAATCAACAGGTTCAGTTGAGTCAAACGTTTTCCTAAAAGTTTCAACTATTTGTTGTGTCGATTTTCTGTATTCCCATCTACCAACTACTATAAAAGAAAATCTATTATTTATGATAGATTTTGTAGATGGTTTGAATAATTCAGAATTGACGCCTTCGTTCACAACTTTTATTTTAGATTCCTCTAATCCCTGTGAGATGTAACATTGTTTTTGCCAGTTTGTAGCTACCCAGATTTGATGAAATTTTTGTAGTGTCTTCTTAAATGTTTTTTCTAATTTTGTGGATTCTGTAACACAATATGCTATATTGTAACCCAAATAATTTTGATTAAAATAATGATGTGATTCTGTTACTAAAACTATATTGATATCTTGTTTGAAGTTTTTATCGTAGGAATATATAGACCACTCTTGTGGTTCATTTTCATCAGTTAGTGCTGTTTGTTCTGATAACATAGATTTAAGGTCATCTGTGATGTAAGGTTCATTGTCATGAGGGGTATCACTTATACCATCCCATGTTTGACCAACACTAAAGTTTCGTATTTTTAAAGGTGTTAATTTGTTTAATGCCGTCAAAAACTCACGAGCATGAACATTATAACCAGCATCACCAATAACACTTGTATGGACTTTTATTCTCATTTAGTAACCTATTTACCAATAATAAATATCAAATTTATTACCAAAACATAATTTTTTATCCTTCGAGAGTTGTTATCCTTGATTTGAGAGCATACACTCTTTTCGTAAGGTCAATCAAAGCTTGAGTTGATAATGTAGCTAAACCAGCATAATCAAGTCCATAATAAGAACCTGAGACAGGAGGAGCTCCTGCTTTCACACTTGTATTTCCTCTGACTAAATCTTCATCTTCAACTGTTCTATGAACTAACTTATAAATAAAATCACCTGAACCTGTTATATCTCTTATATCTTGAGCTACTAAACCTGTGTGAATATTCCAGTCCATGGAGGCACTAATTGATTCTTCGATTTTAGCACTATCAGTTGTTACCGTTCCATCATCAAGAGAACGTGTAGGTAAGTTATCATAAGTGAATGTATGAACTAAGTTGTCTATTTTTTTAATCTCATCTAAAGCACTTTGACTTAAAGAGGCCTCGAGGGGTTGTATATTTGTTTTTAATCTTGAATCGGAAACCGTCGATGGAACGGTTGCTCCGTTATGATACCACCAGAACAATCCTGTTCCACTACTATTCTGTAAATGAAGTGGGACTTGAGGTGATTTACTTATGAAACCAGAATCAGCATTGTTTATTGACATAGCATA